ATATTATGCACTCATTGAGTGCATTTGTCAAGTGTTTTTTATAAACTTTTTTTATTTTTTTGCAATAAAAAAAGAGGGCTTCCGCCCTCTTATCTGTAGTATTTTGCAAGTTCACTTTGTACGTCCTCATAGCTAACGCCCGCAGCTGTAACTGCCTTTATTCTATCATTTCCAGTACCCCAGTTTTGACCATATCCATACCAAATTTGATGTGCGATTTCTGCTGCCGTCAGACTTGTGTTTGAGCCTGTCTTTTTGATATGACCTGGTGGCATTGCTGCTGTGACAACTCCACCTCTGCCAATTACGATTCGATTTGCATTTGATACTTCGATTACCTCGTACTCGCCACTTACAGCAAGCCCTGTGCCGTTGACATCGACAGGATTTGTCACCATAACCTTGTCGCCTACTGCAAATGTGTCGCTTGGACTTACTGTCGGTGCGATCTGGGGAGCTGGTGCAGTATCAGATAAATTTGTGTGATTAAAGCCTTTTGACTTTATCAACGTCGGATAGTCAATGTTAGCTACATTAACATCCACACGTCCTGAAACGCCAGCAACGCTACCATCAGAGCTATACTGCCACATACCACATTCGTAGCTTGGTGCGCTTGTTCCCCACTGAGCCAGCCATAGATCATACCGTTTAACCGCATCAAAATTAATTCTTGACTGTATATAATCAGGATTGAGATAGTTTGACACGTAGTAGCCATATTGCTCCATGCGTTTACAAAATGCATCAATGATAGTGGTATTTAGTGATCTCGTTGGAGTCACTCCACTATCACGCATGTATCTTTCTGAGTCATATTCAAAATCGCAAGCCACCGGCATGTCAAATGTGCCTTTATATCTTTCGAGCAAGCTTGCAAACACGTCTGCGTTTGCTCTTGCCTGCTCAATGTTTAGTGCATATATGAACCAATACGCACCGATATGCAGTCCTGCTGCCTTTGCGCTCTCTACATTTTGTGCAAATCGTTCGTCTTCATATCCATAGCCGTAGCCAGCTCTTACCATGACGAAGTCTATTCCGCTTGCTTTGACTTGATTATAATCTATGCTGCCGTTGTGGCTTGATACGTCAATTCCTTTCATCGTTTCCTCCTATTCCAGGTCCTTGAAGTCTTTGACCTCTTCGGTTTTATCTAATTTTAAAAGTTGTTTAAACATCTGATGCAGTCCTGTACTTGCAAGGCCGCTAATTGCACCTCCCACAATCACCTCTAATGTGATTGACCATGTACTTATGCACCCCAGCAACGCACCCACGATTGCCAGCGTCGTTGGAATGTACTTGTTGTCTGAAGGCAAGTACATTTTCATCAGATATCCAATGACCAAGCATGCCACGAGAACAAGTGGCATAATAAGTTTTAATATAAATTCAAGATTCATAGTTTACCTCCTTCTTGAATAAAAAAACGGCCTTTAAGCCGCAACGATTAACTATTTATTGTCTTTAAGTGGTAACTGTTTTACCTCATTTATAATTTTTTCAGCCGTGCCATTTCCTCCAAGTTTTTTGTACGGCAAATACAAGTAATCCACAAGGTTTTCGTATTCATCTCTGGTTATAAATCCTCGCTTGATGTAAGATTCTCCAAGATAGCAAATGCGATCATGTCCGAGACCACGCATCATTATTGCGTAATCGCTCTTACGTTCTAAAACCCTCTGCACAATCATGCTTATAAAACTCCAAAGCCCCGTGCTTGCAAACACCGTTATTATTATTGCTTTTTCCATATTTTTACCTTTCTTTTTAACCGCCAAAACTTGCATAAAATGCATTGATTCCATTGTATCCAATAGCATAAGCCGTTTTATATTTTTCTCCGCGAAAAACCGGAAACATTGTTGTAAATGTTCCGCCGGAACCTTCGCCATAGAGTGATGCTACTATTTCGCCGTCTTTATTTGATATATAAAGCAGGACATACGCCGCAGATGATGCACATCTGCTTCGCAAAGTTATAAAACCATCTGCCGGACATGTCCACGTGCCATTATTCCAGTAAACGTCACCTTTTTGTTGCAACGGATTTTGCAACTTTTGAATTATTTTATATAACAAGTTAAACAGTCTCATTTTTTGATCAGCTCCCATTTGTCGCTTCGTCCCGGTTCTTGTTCTGTTGTAATTCGCTCTTTTGCTCGATAAAGCTTACCATACCAAATCACGCATGTACCTTTATCGTAGCTCTCATCTCTCGACCACGGTTTCGCCGCCTTATAAAGCTTCTCGTACTCGCTTAGTTCCGGTTCTCCAAGTTTTTGCCACTTTGTTGGCTCAAGTAATGGACTTTGCTGCACGTCATAAACAAAGTCCTCTTTCGCCCTGAACAGCTCGTTGATATAGTTGTAAATCTTGTTTTTCTTGATTTTTAAGCCATGATTGAGCTTTGGAAAAAGGTTTGGATGCTGCAATAGCTCATCGTCCTTTTTACCTTTCACAAATTCATCAAGTAAAAATTCCTTGTCGTGTTCAATTCTTTCTTTTTCGATTTCTTCTTTTGATTTTTGATTGAGCAGTTTCTGCTCAGCCTCTTCAATCGTTTCAAGTCCTGTGAGATCTGTTTCAACGAACCTGCCGTATGCGTTCATTCCACTAATGCCATATCCGTCTTGTCTCTTTGTTATTTCCATTGTTACTCTCCTATTAGTTGCGCCAGTGTTTCATATTCTGATTGTGATATTGTGTAGTCAATGTCACCAACTTTAATTCCTTGTCTAAATTTTGTTTCCAAATTTACGTCAAAAAGATTTGCTTGTTCTGAGACTTTGCCAACCGCCATTCCTCTTCCTGAGTGGTGAAAGTCTATCAATGTAAATCCGGTTCCAAGCAGCTGCGTGTAAACAGATTCAGCAAACGCATCTTTAAGTTTTATCTCTATGTTCCACGCATAGTCGCTTGAGCACTCAATGATAGTATTTCCGCTTGTTTCATAATCCGAAAGTGGTATGCTGTAGTTTGTTTCGCCAATTGCTTCTTGTTTGCTAAGTTTTACAACTAGGCTTTTAAGGTTTTTATCATTGAGTCTCGAAATATTAACATCATAACTCACATTGATGTAATCGCCATTGCCGTCCTCAGCTCCATTAGCCTTACATCTCTCTATCCTAACTGTATCAATGATTGGCGGATGCCACGGCATTATCTCCAGTGTATTATTTTTTACCGTCTCACCGTTTCGACTATCAATAACTTTTCCTGTGATTTTTAATAGCTGATTAACAGCATCCACAGTTTGCGTACCAGTGTTGTACGTAATATCATCTACAGTTATAGACTGCGACCTCAAATGTGCATTGTACTTAAATGTATTGTTGAGTGTGATTTTTACTTTTGATTGTCCCTGCACAAAGCCGCCATATTTTGAAAAATTCTCGGTTTCATCTGCTACGGATATTTCGCATTCCGGAAGCATGTCAGGAGTCGGTCTTACAGTTATAAGCGGTGCATCTATGCGGCCAAGCGATGTACTTCCGTTAAAGGTAAATACTCGGATCATCAGCTTTACCTCTGCAGTTGGAAAATATTCCTTCCACGATTCTGGAAGCGTCCACGATGTATCAGTTGGAATTTTGTCCGCTATTTTTGTATATGTGCTTGGATTGTTGTTTGCCATGACGTAGACGTCATGTGTAAACGCTGTTGATTTTCTATGCGTTAAAATCTCAAATGACTCGCCAAACGTAATTTCAGATTTTGATGTTGTCGGCGAAGAGGCTCTCGGTATTGTTGTGAGCCATGTATAATCTGATGTTGTGAGTGTTCCGACAATTTTTGTATTAAAGCTTGCCGATGCTGCTACTCTCTTTGTTCCGTCAAATTCATGATCAATCCAAATTCCAACGCTATAAATCACTTGAGAACTGCCATTGACTTTAAATCGTGTTGTAAACGGATAACTAACTCCATTTACTGTCAAGGTTCCGTATGCATTTGTATGCTCAGCGTAATATCCACTTGAAGCATGCATCGATAAATACACTGCAAGATATGTGCGATTATTTACAATGTCTTGTTGCCCTTGTGAAAACGTAATGCTTGTCCAATATCCCATTTAGCCCACCACCTTTACGAATGAAAGATTGCCGTTTTTACGTGGCAAAAAAGCGAACTTGCCCAAAATCAAAGAATTTATAAATTCACCATCTGTCACATAAAGTCTATTGTTGCTCAAGTATGCAACCTCTGCCCCTGAGTCGTAAAATGCTACTTTTTCACGTCCTAATTTAAGTTTAAAACGATTGCCTCTTTTACCGAGTTCGATTTCGCCATGCTCAAATCTTATGTACTCCGATATATCCGAAAACTTTGCAGCAGTACCTTCAGCGAGTCCGTCTAATTCTTGCTTAAACGAATTGAAGTTTATTTGCAAAGCTGTAGCTGTTTGCTCAACTCTTGTTGATAGAGCTTCTACGACTTTCTCGTTTTCGCTTTTTGAAACATATGTACTACTCACCATTCCTATTATTGATGATTTCGTTTGTTCAATCAGTGATTTTGCTTTTTGTTCCAGCTCGCCCACTTGCCTTTTTGCTTCTTCTGACGCATTTACAATCGGCTTTATCTTTTCCTCATATTTTGATTCCAGCACTTCTGAGAGTCGTTCTCGCATGCCCCCAATTGTGATTGCGTTATTTTCGGGATGTAAAAAGTCTAAAGATAGCTTTTCTATGAGATAATGCTGGGCAACTCCATGTACAGAGCTCTCAACTTTAACCCATTTCAAAAGTTTAAAACTGTCTATGTCTCCTAAAACACTTGTGTCTACAGCCTTTATGCTAATTGATTCTAAGTCGAGCACACCTTGTCCAAGGTCTTTTATAGCTTTGTTTTTTAGATTCATGGGCTCGGTTACATTGTTGTAGCTTATATGCTTAACAATACGGCCGAATTTTGCTATGGCTTCTTTACTTTCCACGAACGGAGAACCGTCATTTACAGATTCAATCGTGATTGGTGGACCCTCTTCAGATTGAGGATTTACTCCCTCTTCAGCTGCTGTCTGCTTTCGCGCACCAGTCGGATAAACAACTGTGTATATTTCTCCGCCTGTGCTTTCTTTTGCTAAATCCATTAAATTCACGCCAAGCTTGATTTCTTGCTGCATGCGGTAAGGGATTTCTGCTAAATAGTCAAGATAATTCTTGCCAGCTTGCTTTCTGACGAGCATATATCCGCCATATTTTTTTATTACTTTGTTATTTATAAGCTCCATGATGCTTGGTGCATTCATATCGCTATAATTAACATAGTTATTTGGATCTTCAACTGTTATTGTTCCAGGATAGATTTTTCTGTTATTCTCGACCTGCGAGTTGTGAAAATCTAAAAGCTTTTTAATATACTCGTTTAGTGTACCTTTGTGCTCATACACAAGGGCTACCGAATCATTGAGATATGAAAAGGACGACTCGCATAGAATTGTCCTGTTGTTGTAAAAATCCTCGCTTATGTTTAATACTCTTCCATCAAAGATTATTTCATTTTGCGAATCAAGAACGCTAATCTCCGATTTTAACTTTTTAAATAATTTGTATGCCGGATTTGTCACCGCTATTTGAAATTTTACGGTGCCAACCTTGTTGATCTCAAGCGATGCGGATGCGCTTAGTATATCTTCAATTAAGATATTGCCATCAAGCATTATTTTATACATTGCATTTTCCTTTCATCTCAACATCCCAAACTATTCCGTCACTGCGATAACTTATATTTGGTCTCATGATTATGATTGTCTCATCTGGAAGAGTTACCTTACAGCGTTTGCCGTTTAACTTGCCAATTAACTGATTGATTTTTGCTCTGTCCTCTTCAAAGTTTTTAATTGCTTTAAACGAGAGTTCGCAAATTCCCATACCATATGTGACGCTACCTGTAAGGCTTTCTGTGAGATCTAATGCGCCGTCTCGAAACGGTACAGTAACATATCTTTCGATCGGTTCGCCCGGGGTTAAATGCCATTTAGTCAACATCAGCATATCCTTTGTTGATATTGATTCTGTAACCGTTCCTTCAGGATTTAGTTTTTCAAACAAAATGTAATCGCGCATTTATATTCCCCTCATTCCAAGTCTTTCAAAACTTGCTAAATCTCTTGCAATCGCCGGAGTGATTCGTCCTACAAGCGTTCCGTCATCGAGCACTATCGCATGTCCGGATTCAGCAGCTATACCAGGTATGTACCTTTCAAGTAGTGATAAAATCTTGCTCATCACAAGTTCCATTTCTGCCATGTTTCCCGAAACTGCTTGCGAAACATAATCCTGCAGTTTTGATATTGGAGCGACCGCTTCCGGTCCTGCCTCGCCCACGCCTTTAAGTCCATTTATGGTATCAAAAATTGTAGGCTTATCGAATATAGCACCTTTCGCATACCAGCTCACATGTAGTTTTGGTACTCCTTGCGTGAGCCATTTTAGCGGATTAGGGCTTCCGGATATGCTAAAATGCGGTAGTGGAATGTGTGGCCATTGAAAACGGAAATTAAACAATCCTTTTATTCTGCTGATTATGTTTGATACAACACTAAACGCTCCGGAGATTGCATTTGATATAGTATCTTTTATTCCATTCCAGATATTTGATACAACACCCTTGATTGCACCAAAGACGTTGGTTATTACACTCTTAATCGAATTTAAGACGCTCTTTATCTTATTGATGATTCCATCCCAAATACTTGAAATTAGATTCAAAATGCCATTCCAAATTGAACTAAACAGCGCCCCAATTGCTTGTAGTGCTATTAAAATTATTTGCTTTACAAGTCCGATTGCTGTACTTACTATCGTCTTTATATGATCCCATACGGCAGCAAATATCATCTTAATGCCTTCCCAGACGCCCGACCAATCACCTTTTATCAGACTTGTGACCGCTAAAATTATGCCACGTATGATATTTAGTAAATTTGTAATGACTTCTTTGACGATTCCCCAAACGATTTTGACTGCTGCCATTATGTGCTCACCAAATAGGTCCCAAATCACTTTGATTGCCTCAGTTGCTTGATGAATTATGTCCTTTATAAGATTAAACACTGTGCCTATAAAGCTTGAAATTTGCGGCCAATTATCTCTTATCCAGTTAAAAATAAATTGAAGAACCGGTAAGAAATACGTTTGAAAGACATCCGCTGCCGCACTTACAAATTGACCGATGTATTTAAACACCGTTCCCATCACCATTTGTATCATTGGCATGTTCGCAATCACCCAGTCAGCCGCCTTTTGCATGATTGGCATAACCGCTACGCCAACCTTTGTCACTACAGCGCCAAGCGAACGCTTTAAGCTGTCCAACGTATCTGTAAATTTTACAGACGCGTCTATGGAATCATCACTTAGTACAATCCCAAGTTCTTTTGCCTTTGCTTTTAGCTCGTCAACTGATTTTGAGCTGCCATTTAAAAGCGGCATTAACTCACTTCCTGAACGACCAAGGAGCTCATTTGCAAGCGCTGCCTTCTCTGCGCCGTCCGGCATTCCTTGTAATGCTTTTACTGTCATTTCAAAAACTTGTTCCGGAGACTTGCCTTTTAGATCATCGACCGATATTCCGATTCGGCCGAACGCATTAACTGCTGTTTTACTTCCGCCAATCGCGTCATCTATTGTGTTGTTAAGTTTCTTCATGCCGCCTTGAAGCGACTCTATACTCATTCCATTTTGGCTTAGTATATAGTCCCATTCCTGGAATCCTTTTCGGCTCATGCCTATTTTTTGACTCAGCTTATCAACACGATCCCCTGATGCTGCCGCTTTATTTGCCATTCCAAATAGCGCCGTTCCTCCAGCTACCGCCATACCAGTCAAGGCAGTACCCATTACTGCAGCAGTTTTTATGCCTTTTTTAAAACCATGTACAAGTTTTGATGCTCTGCTATCTGTTTCCGATATGCTTTCATTTGCTTTTTTGTTGTCAATCATTATGCTTCCGAAAAGCTTAAATAATTCCATCAAATTCCTCCGTGCGTAGAATCAAGGATTTTCTTGACCGACTGCAATATTTCTTTTGCACTTCTATTGTCGATTCTTGATTCCTTGTTTTTTACAGTTTGTGATTTAAAGTCGTCAAAACTCATCTGATCTTGATAAGGTATCCAGCGTTGGAACAGATAATCGTCCATGCGTCTTTCGTTCATTGCTCTTATAATTTCTGCTGCATCGAGGAAGTTTAACGCAAAAAAGTACTCCAGATTGGAGTACTCATGCATAATCACATCTAATTGTTTTGCGTAGTCAACTTCTCGACTGTAGTAAAAAAAGCAGCAAACCCTTCATCCTTTTTCAAACGCTGAAAATCTTCGATGACATCAGATAAGTCTCTGTTCAGATATTCATCCTTTGTCATTCCCTCATCTTCAAGTAGTCCGGACATAAACTCAGCAACCTCTTCAGCTACATTGCTAAAGTTTTCTGCAAGCTTCAGCATGAGTGATGCACCCATTGTCTCAGCATCAGCATTTACTGACATTTCCTTATCTACTCTTAGATTGAGTTTTCTTATGATTTTCGATGCTTTTCCAACATCTTGAAATTTTAACTTTCTCATTAGATTGCCTCCGTCAACTTTGGATAATAAATCACAAACGGAACTTCCTTTGTCTTCATGCCATAGTGGCCGACAAATTCCGTTTCGATTGTAAGCTCTCCCTTGTCTTCAAATGATAACTCGACTCCTTTTTCATTCAGTGCGTTAAAAACCTGAATGATGACCGGATCACTTGAGCCACTGATTGTTCCTATCCAAGTGATATTGTCGATATAATCTTTAAGAGCGATTGAGTTTTTTCCTGTGATTTTTTTGTAGTTTGTTGGTTTCTGCCCTGTTCCAATCGTTTCTACATCAGCCGCCGCTCCAAGTGCCGCCGTGAGAACTTCCGGTGTTATCTCAGCGATTTTTGCTCCCATAGTGACACTCCAGGACTCAAGGATCTTTGTTCCTTTTGTTGCCCCTCTCATTCCATCAAGTTCAATTGTTCTAAAACCTGGAACGGCTTTAAAACTTCCGCCACCCTTTGTTGCTCCAATGAGCTTTCCTCCTGTCACAGCCGTTTCAAACGTATCTGTCTTTACGTCAAAGTTTTTGAAAAATGCACCTGCGTCAAAAACAAGGTGCTGTATAGTATTAGCATTTAAGCCGTTTATAATCTTATTTGCGTCCATTTCTATCCCTTTCTAACTTGTATCTCAAACGTACAAGTTTTACGTCTAATGCTTGAATCTGTATCAATTACATTGTTTGTTGATACGTGATAAATTGCTGCGCTAATTCCCTTCTCGGTCAAATGCAATCTATCAAGCTTTGATTCTATTTTTTCTGCGATTTCATCAATATTTTTCGTCGAACCACCTTTATCCCATACATCAAAGTCTACAACTATGTTGTGTAATCCCTCTTTTACCATATCCATGGTTATATGCATAACGACATGCGGAAAGACGTTGGCTTGTGGTATTACATCAAATGCCAATGGTGATATTGGATCAATCTGCTTTTTTACAAGCCTCTTCAGCTCTCTTATCATTCGCCATCTCCTTCATCCTTGCCGTTCGGAATGTCCGGCTTTTTGTCATTCATTTTTTTGACGTACTGTGATTGTATGCGGTTGATTTCCGGTATGCTTTTTGCCACTGTGGTTCTAAGCAAGCCTAACCGTGGATAATTGTATTCTCCAAGTTCTTGCTGCATCATCCAAGATGGATGTTTATATCCTATTTGTACATCAAGCTCTTTTTTGCGAGCCCAATACTGCACCGACTTATTGGCATATGTCTTTTTAAACTTATTTTTTCTCGGCGCTATTCGTCTGCCTCTTACAAAATTGGGCTTATAGCTTTCGAAAATTGCATTTGCTGTTTGTTTTGACACATATTTGCCAACATCACGATTGGCCGCATGGATGAGTTCTTCCAATGTATAAAGGACGGTGTTAACATTTGATTCAAATGTTAACCCGTCCTTCTTTGTAATTTTCATCCCGGCATTAGGCTTTTGCATGATCTATTCCTCCCACGCAGTTAAGCTCAACCTCTTTACCAATGATTTGTACATTTGCAATTTGCCAAACTTTGCCATTATATTCGAGGTATTCCTCATCTTCGTAGTCGTAGTAATCAGCAAGTCTAATTCGGATTTGCCTTTTAAACCCTTGCGCCATCGCTTCGAGTGATTCGCTAAAATATATTCTATCAACTCTGCCAAGTACTTCTTTGCTATCACGCACGATTTCAACGTCACCGTATTCGTTTATAGTTTCTTTTGTCTTTAACAGTTTGATGATTTCGCCAAACATTTTATTGCCCCTTTTTATATTTTTTGCTTAAACTCAAAGCGTTTCGCAAGTGATTATATGCGTTGCAATAACGATCAGCTTGATTTTCAAAATTGTATTGCCACCTCAAATAAAGCTTAATTGCTTTTTCCATCAGCGCATCCATTTTTGTTATATCTATACCGACTCGTTCCATGTCAAGTTTGCAAGCCTCAATGTTCGCTTCTATATCCGAATTTAGTTTATCATGATGAATCCTTAAATCCGTTTTTGCTTTATCTAACATTACAGCTCCTTACTTTGACGACTTCTTGCCTCTTCCCTTTGCTTTCTTCTCCGGCTCTTCAGCAACTGCATCAGTGCTTTTCTCTGCAACTGTGTCAGTGATTTTCCCCTCTGATTCAGCAGCAAATGTTGCTGTTAGCACTTCATCTGTTGTATGAGCCGTGTCGATTGCCTTGAAATAAACATCGTCCAACGCCGCAGCATTTATTTGCATTTCCTCATAGCGTTCCGGCGAAATTTCAAGAATTTCGCCTGCTTCTACCTCTCTATCAAGAGATATGTCTAAAAACTTTTTTGTAACTATAATCTTCATCGATTGCCTCCTATATGCTTGGTGTTCCTGTGAATGTGATCAAGGCTCCAGCCTTCTGGTTTTCAAGTGCTCCGTCTCCAACAACGTGTGCTGCTACAGTCCAGTTGCCAGTCTTTACTTCTCTATCTCTCAGAATTTCAAGTGGCGCTACATCGTTCCAGAGGAACTGTGCTGGATCAAGGATAAGAATTTCACCCTTTGCAAGAGAATCTTCCTGCTTGATTCCGTTACCCAGTAGGTTGCCCTTTACCGCTTCGGATAGATCTGTCACAAAGTTAACTGTCTGATTCTTGTTTGCGAGCATTGCGATTGCTCCGTAGATATCAGCTCTATTTGCATACACATATGTAGTGCCAACTTCATTCAGCTTGCTGAGTGCTTCAAGAACTGTGTCAATTCCAAGGCCCTTTGTTGATTTAACAAGATTATCCTTGTGCAGTCCTTTGCCCTTGCCGTTATCGTTATTTGTCGCATCCTTGATTGTCGCAATAATCGAATCCGCCATTGCCTTTTCGATGCGCTTTGCGAGCTCGTCTGTGATGTAAGCTTCAAATGCATCAATCGACATGCTCATGAGTTCGTGTGAAATGACGATGTGCTTCGAAATCTTCTTACCTGCAAGAAGTACCTCTACAAATGTATTCTGCTCATCGTCATTTGCTACGCCTTCCGCAACGACTTTAGCATCGCCTGCAGCTATTGCAATGTGGCGCACCATTCTAAAGATGCCGCCGGAGCTTATTCTCTTAACATCTGCCACGATTGGATGCATCTGCCCCAATGTGCTATAAATCTTGTTTGCCGTCTCCGTAGGAATCAGGGCACCTGAATTTTCTGTTGTATGTGTGTATGCTGCTCTTTCCTCTGCAGTCATTTCCTTGCCCTGCAAGTTCTTTAGCCATGCGCTCCTGTAAAGCTTATCATTGTTATTTGCTCCTGATCTGTCGCCATTATCTTTAATGACAGTTCCGGCCTGGCCGCTTGCAATCTTGTCAAGCAGCGACTGTCTTTTTTCAGCCTTTTCCTCAATCTCCTTTTTCTGCGCTAAAAGTCCATCGCGCTCTTCGATGAGTTTCTTCGACTTCTCCTCAACATCATCAACATCAACATTTTCCTCTTCAAGTCTTGCTTTTAGCTTAGTAAGCTCCTCTGCAATCTCAGCTAATCTCTTTATGATCTCACTTAGTTTCATCTTAATCCTCCATTGCTTTTTCGATTTCTAATTTTAACTTTAATTTTCTTTTGCGCTCTTCAAGTCTCTCCGCTTGAATTTTGTCAATCACTCCGTCAACAAAATTTCGAGCATTTATCGCAGTGTCGTCATTTGCCGGAATCCCGACCGCTGACACATCGTAAACCTTTCTCACTGATTCATGGACTATCTTATTTGCATCTTCCTCAAATCTGTATGAGCCAACTGCAAAGCTCCAGCTCATTTTAGTAATCAGGCCACTTTTTATATCATCATAAAGCTGCCTTGATTCTGTGTTGCTTGATAGATCTGCTTCTATAAGCATTCCAGTATCGTCAAGTTTCACTTTTAGTGTATTGTTTGATGTTCTCGCAAACACCCTGCCTTGATGATCATATAGCATGATTACATCGCTCATATCTGTATTCTCGAAGCATTTCTTCGGAAATTCTTCGTACACCGGACCCTCGTTAGATTCGAATAACACATACGGTTCGAACTTCATCGCATAACCTGTCACGATATAGTTTTCACCTTCTGTTTCTTTCGCTCTAATTTCTATAGTCTTCCTAAATTGCCTGGTTTCAAATTTTTCTTTTGGAATTTTCATTCTTGCTCCTCTCCGTTTACACCTGCATCAAGCTTTGTTGTCTCTGAATACTCTTTGCGTATATAGTATTTGTCGCCGCCATCAATTGGTGACATGTTGTATATTTCACGTCCTTGATTGTGCGTTATAAAGCCTCGATCAAATAGTTGCGTGACCGTGGATAGCTTTTCAGCAGGTGACAAATACTGCAATCTATTTGCGGTCAGCATTATAAAATTATCATTTGCGAGCTCTCTTTCAGTAAATGCCAAGTTCGAATGAACTAAACTTGCCTGTATTGCAAATGGTTCGATTTTTCCTTCGTAGAAAGCTGCCCATTCTTCAGAGTTGAACGAGTTCTGCAGAATCTTATCATTAACTCCAAAATGCGCGTATACATTCTGCTTTATCTGCTGCATCTGCTTGTCATCAATCATCACCGGATTTGATGTAACCTGCTTGACCTCTTTATACTTTGAGTCAAATAGCATAACTCCTGTAGGATTGTTAGCTAAGTTTTGCTTTGCGAATTTATTTCGCTCTGCTTCCATGTCATCATCGTTTATTATGTTCATTAACTGCGCCATAAACCTTATGGATGCTCCACTTTTGATAGCTTCAATCATTCCCTGATTTTGATAATGCAGCAAATTTAGTGTCGGTTTCATGGAGTGATTTGAACCGCCAAACAATTCGTCCTTAAATTGGAATTGATTCATGATTCCGATTTCTGAAATTGGTTTTGCGTGTCGTTTTCCCAAGAATGTATATACGAGATAAAATTCATTTTCGTATTCTACGACCTTTCCATCATCAGCCAATAACGGATAAAAACCATTTATATTCTGCGTCGTTTCGTTGTAGGTTGGGATGATTAGCGCATTATTTGTTACTTGCAAAATTGTAGCAAGGCGATATAAATATTTTGATGTGTCCTGAACTTCATTTGCTTTCGTCTGCAATCTTCGGCCGAGGTTTGTATTTGCGCTGCCCTTAACTTCCATGTTTAATTTTGATGTATGTGTAGCAATTGTGTGTATGGCCGACCGCGTAAGATCCATCTCATATACAGAGCCTTCGAAGCTGGAAAAGCTTGGTGTATATCCGTTAATCATTTTAAAATAATCGCGGATTAAACTTTCTGTTTTATCGCCTTTTTTACCAAACCATTTATTTAAAAATCCCATCATATTCCTTTCTAAATCAGATTTTTATAATCATCATAGTGACGTTTAAATACAACATACGAATCTAATAAGCTTGCAGTTCCATCTATTCGCTTCAAACTTGAATAACCTTTTTTCGGCTGAATGTTTCCCTTATTGTCATGCTGCACCGTCGTGTTCCCCAAGCACCACCTGAGGATTGGGTTATTGTTATAATTGATTCTCCTCGCTCTTAGGTCTGCTTCAAGCTCTTTCATTGGATTTGAAAGAACTTTAAATATTTGCCTTACCTCTTCAACTGCTGCTTCTCCATATTTTTCACGAGTTCGTTTCATGACAATATCTGCTCCCCATATGTCAAACCCGTTCCAAACCGGAATAAAGCCAACTTCTTTTGCAAATTGCCTGTCCCATTCAGCAACAAAATCTTGATCTATTTTATTTCCCGGACAATATGTAACAAGCCCTTGATCTCGCCAAACATCATATGGTACTTTGTCTTCGTATATTTTTCGTTCTGCAACCTCTTCAGCAATAAAATATTGCTGATATACATATATGGTCTCATCATTTTTAATTTGGAATGTGTACGATAAACACGTAAGGTCTGTGGTGCTTGATAGATCGTATCCGCCTATTACATATTTGGGCTTTAACTCTTTAATGTCGAATGTTGCCGGATTTGTTATATCATCTAAACTCAACCAGCTTGCAGAATCGGTTTCTCTTATATTGCAATTCTTTGTCAAAAATGCCTTGAGGTACATTCTCGGATTTGCAACGGTTTTATCCCACTCGTCTTTTAGTGCTTGTTTATTTCGAATTGTGCCGAGTCCCGGATTTGCTTTAATTAGATTCTTAAAATCTTTCCACTCTTCTTTTTTATCGAGTTCATATATAAAAAAAATACTGCGTTCGTCAACAAATGATTCCTGCAGCAATATGTTGCTTCCCTCTTCATAGATTTCATCATATAGATCTTCGCGGATTGTGCCTGCTGTAGATGTAATAAGAGCAAGAGGTTCAAGTCTGTTATCCATGCCCTTATACATGATGTCGTATAAAGCCCTGCCGTTCTTCCACTGATGTATTTCGTCCATATCAACAAAATGTACATCAAATCCATCGAGCGTATCAGAATCAGATGCAAGTGGTTTGAATTTGCCATCATTAAAATCCGTAACAATTTCGCCCACAAGGTTTCTTGTGTATTTTCTGAGATGACTATCTTTCTTGATCATCTTCTTTGCAACTTCCCAAACGATTTTCGCCTGGTCTTTTTTTGTTGCAACAGAATAGCATTCCGGACCACCTTCATTGTCAGCAATTAGCATATATAAGCCGATTGCTGAGGCAAGTAATGATTTGCCATTCTTTTTCGCTATAATGAGTACCGCCCTTTTAGTTCTTCTAAGGTTTGTTTTTTTATAACAAATTCCAAAGATTGATGCTATAAAAGCTTTTTCCCAGGGATCTAAAACAACAAGTTCTCCTGCTGATTTTCCCTTTATATTTCTGCAAAAATTCTCTATAAAACATATTGCATGATTGCTTTTTTTGCTATTAAAATATACTTTACTGCCCTTTTTTGTTATATCTTTTACAAGTTTTTTAACCTGAATTTTAACTTTTTGACTAACCTTGTCAGGGTGCTTTTTGATCCAATTCCAATATTCAATAAGCGGATTGTAATCATCCGGATAGCTTATCATCGCTTTTGAATAAATTGACCTAAAAGGTCAACCTCTCCGACTTCCTTCGGATTGTTTTTATTTATAAATTCATCAAGCTGTTTGAGTGTGGCATTGAATCTTTGGATCATTGTGTTGTATGACTTAAGTGCTGGATTTTCGCGCATTATAGAGTACTCACCTTGTGGCATCTCGGTAATAACGCCGCCATTATTAACCTCTTCTTTTAGATCTTCAAGAGTTACTTTCATAAAGCCTAATTCATTTATCATGTGCATGCACATCTGCTGCTCTTCTTGATTTAAGTTTTTAATAAATTTCTTAAATCTTGTTATCTCTTTTTTAATCCTTTTTTCTCTTTCAAAGTCCATCAAAGTTTTCCTCCTTTCTTTTTGGTGTGGGGGTAGTGTGTGCGCGTCGCGTGTGTTTTACAAAGCTGGGCGTCGGCTCGACTTTCCCTTTGCTTTTTATTTTTTTATGGGGGGAGTATTATTTTTTCTCAAAGAAAATTGGATTTCCTTTTTCATCAAATCTCACCCCTCTATTTTCTTTGTCAAAAGTCTTTCGGTTATGACACTTGTTGCATAAGTACTGCAAATTTTTATGATTAAGTGTTATGTATGGATTATTAAGCTTTACCTCGTCAATCTCTTCTATGTGATCGACAATAAAACCTAATCTTTCTTTGCAGTGCTCACATAGTCCTCCGTCAATGCTGATTCGTTTTGCTATATATGATTCTCTGCATGACTTCCATGCAGCACTGTCATAAAAGCGCTTTGCCGCTTTTGAATACTTTTTCATTTTTCTCCTAATATGCAAAGATACCTCGACTGTGAATCAAGGTATCTTTGTATCGCTTTAACATTTGAAAAGAGAAAACTCATGAAAGATGTTGTCCGGTATTCTTTCACACTATCATTTTACCACGCTTATTTTCCCCTATGTTCCGAACTTTTCTTTTTAAATTATTTTTAGGTTTTCTGCTACGAAAAATACAAAGCGTGCTTTATAGATTCCATAAGTAGATTTTGCCGCATCATCAGGATAGCGTTTGTATAAGACAATGTTATCCCATATTCCCTGTCTATATTCTCTCGGAATCTTTTCAAGGCCTTTTTCGATTGCGTTAATCTTTGTTAAATATGCATCCCTCTTCAGGGCCTTGATTTCTATTGCTCCTTTGGATGCTCTACCTTTTGGCTGTCCATCAGGCGGCGGTGGAGACTCGTCAAGTATAGCCTGCGCACTTTCTTTCAGTCTTTCGTAATCTCTTATTGTCCATATCGTAGCGTTGTATGCTTCGTGTGGCAAATGATATTTATTATTTCTTTTTCTTTGATATTCTTTCATCGCACTTAAAGTAAGCTTAGATCACTAAGCTACAGACTCCCTCCTTCATGTTTTCTAAATTTCAGTAAAAATCTTCTACCGCCTTCGCCCTTTTCGTTTTCACGTTCAATGATGCATTGTGTAAATGTCCATCCCGGATATAGCTTCTCGAATAAAAATCTATCTTCGGGACATCTGTCCATATCCTCAAGCTTTTTGTTTGTAAGCTCTCTTCTGTCATCCTTAATCTCGGCCGTGACTTTTTTGAGATTTATTGACGAGCCCCAAGCTCTTTCGCCTGCTGCCTGTCTTGCCATGTATAAGCTTTTGCCCTCAACTCCATATTCGTTGTATTGCAACCTGTCTGTGTTCGCATAGCCTTTCTTCCATGTTTGTTCAGCTACATCTCTATCCATGCTGGATGTAATCATATGCACATGATATCTGACCTTGTTGCCATCAGTGTCCAGGTTGGAAATCACGTATATATATTTAAGACTTTCTTTTATACCTAATTTATTCCTGGCTCTCTTTAATCTTGCGATATAATTTTTAACGTCTCTGATAACCTCTTCACGATTGCTTGGTAGATTTTTCTGGCTGTAAGTTAGATCTACATACAAATCTTTGTTTGTGAAATTTAAGTGCACCAATCTTATAAAATGTCTTTTAGATTTTTTACTGTTTAAATTTCTTTGCGCCGGAGTACTCTCCTGTACCTTTTTTCTTCTCTTATATTTTTTGCAGTGATTATTTGCCTTAAAGATTTCTACTTCTAAAAAATCTCCACACTTATATTTCTTCTCTCTCAACATAATGCTTCACTTGTTACTACTCATTACAAGCTCGGAATGCTCTTCGCCCGAGCTCATCAAATTACCGTATATATAATGTAGCTTTTTTATTTATAACGACATTTCGAACTTATCGCACATTGCTATAACTTGTATTGCTTCCATAGCCGCATTGACCGCATGCTCTCTTATTCTATCGACTCTTTTCTTTTGCATATTGATGTCTTCATTTCTTCTGATATACAACCACCAAGAATTTATTGTTTTTTCCATTTCTGCCGCTTCCTCTGAAAGCTCTTGGACTTCTTCCAGTATCACTGCGTACCCCTCAGGGCTACTGTGAAATAGCGGAAATTTTTCATTAGCAGACCTCAATTCTTCTTTTGCAAGCATTTCTATTTCGTTTCTCATTTCTGTTTGTTCCTTTCATACTGTTTTATAGTCCTAAAGGGAAGCTCATGCTCCCCTTTAATCCTCGTATATTATTTTCATTCCAAGCTGTAGCGCTGTGAGTCTTTCCATGCACGCCCCCTTTGAGCCTTCCCAATTTTTCAGCATATAGATTGCCTTGCACATCTTTAGCAACCTTATATCTATATCCATGATTTCATCGTATGTAAGATTTGTGCTTTGATATGCCGACTCGAATCTCATTGGATTAACGACTCTTTCGTATTCTGTTTCAAGCAACTTTTCAGCTTTTTCAAATGCTGCTCTTGCATCCTCTTCTTTTAGTCCCGTGATTGGTCCCGAGATATAGATGCTAAGACCCTCCTGATGAGTGTCTTCTTTTGCATTCATCCACACATGTAGTTCTTTCATACATTCTGGACAAAGATCTTCAAATTCATGTGCATACGCTTCGTTTTCTTTGTGATTTATGTTTAGTAATGTAAACCCATTAGCTGTTTTTTTGTTTTTATTTTCATTATAAGTTTCGTAAAATTTGCCACATCTGTTACATTTTGTTGCCATCATATTTGTTATCCTCCATATCTATGTCTATAAGTTTGCACCAATCAGGTCTTTCAATGTCTTTTCCAATTTGAGACCGCAGTACTTGTGTATACTTTCCATTTTCGTTAAAGTCGATATTGCATACACATCCGTATGTATTCTTGATATTTAATTTAAAGTCTATAGGATTCAGCACTTCTTCATCTGACCAAAATGGTTTGTTGTATTGACATCTGCCAAACGGACATTCATTGCAATGCTTCGGAATTTCCATTGGAACTTTATACATCTCTATTCTCCTGACTTTATATTTTTCATTCGTAAGAATCTTTCAAGCATGCCAACAAGTTCCTCTTCAGCTAATTTATGGCCGGATGTTCCGATAACGCTTATCATCTTAGGCTTCTTTCTGCTTGCATAAACTTTTTCGCCCTTTTGATAAACGCTCCAATTGTCATCAATTGTTACTCTCATGATTGTTCTCCTTTAAAATATTGTTTTGCTTTTTGATTTTTAGATAACATCCGAAGCATGCCGTAAGCTCTTCTTCTCCAAGTTCTGTATAAAATGCATTATTGCGGCTCAGCTTCTTTCCGCACAGAGCACATCGCTTCGCTTTTCCCTTATTCATCATCTGCCACCTTTCCCTTTTTCATTAATAAGCGTAAGTATCACCAGCGTTGCGCAAATCACTATTGTTATTTTCAGTGCCATGTCTATCCTCCTTATATAATATGTTTTATCTCTACAGCTTAGTGCTTATTTCGTCGCACTTTTCCAATGCCTTATTCGACATCTGTGCTATGCTTTGAAATTTTTCTAACAGCATATTAAGAGCGTCAATTGTAGTTTTTAGATGGTCGCATTGAAAAGCTAACGCAATTCTCAATATTTCAATATCCTGTTTTGTTTTATGATATTCTTCCACTTCTCCTTGAGCATATGACACTCTGCCCCCTAAATTGTTATCTTCCATTTTTACCGCTCCTTTCGGTTAGTCACAGCTGCTTTCCGGCAATACTGATGTCTTGGCAAGGGAACCCAAAGCACCAACATTTTGCTCGTGGGATGTCGTCTGAGATAACTCTGCGAACATCATTTGCGTACCATTCTCCGTTAAGATACTCATCTTTCAATATCTCCTTTTGTCTTTGTTTTAGTGACAGTGTCATAAGATATTCTCGTTGCTTATCTGTGATTGTGTGCATTGAGCGATAGCTTGCTTCTGCGTACTTGTCAAACTCGCAGTGACCAACGCACTCATGCCCAGCAAGTTCCATGCCTCTTGTAAATCCACCGATCCCGCTAAAAAAATCTATAAACTTCATTTTTCGTCCTTGCTCTATTCCTTCAAAATCTTGTTATTATGACTTTCTTGCAGAACCTCATTCCCCCAACAATCCCAATTGTTGACTTCTTCCCTTGCAAACAATTCTATTTTTGCTACCCCCCCCTATAAGGGTTTCTATTCTTTTTATAGTTTCCTTTGGTTTTTGAGAGTGTTTCATAATTGACTCTTGGATAACTTGATGCACTGCATGCGATTTGACAATTTCTTTTGCTTTAGTGTCTTTGCTAATCCCTAACAAACATACTTCTGCATTTGCCCTCGTGTATGCTCCCATTCCCCAAAATAAACTATTTGATTTCTTGTTTTGCTTTATCCATACAAACGCAGCCGTTTTATATTCAAACCCCCATGCTTTCATAACCTTTAAAGCCTCTGAAATATTAGGAAATGTCGCCCACATAAAGCATACGGCTTTGTCCGTACAAATTCTGCGTATAGGCAAATTACATATTTCGTGAGTGCTCATTGTGTCATAATGCTGTTTTGCCATACCTCGTGAACTTGTTTTACTTCCACTTTGTCGATATTCCCACGGTGGATCTGCGTAAATTACGTCATACTTTTTATTCGTATCAAATATATCTACAAACATTTTTCCCTCTCTTGTTAAAGCTATATGTATTTAAAACCCTGTTCTCTTAATCTCTCTAACCTATTCAGTTCTGCCGTGCAGCTTTTTTCTTCGTTTAATAGCAAGTTGCCACTACGCGGTTTGTTTCTTTTGTATTGCCGGCTTGCTTCACGCTCCAGGTATGCAATCCTATACTTAAGTCTTTTTATTTCATCATCTATAAAAATAGTTTTGTTGACGATATGCCATGTGCACCGGAAGTCTTTTGGCTCATAGGTTTCGCAGCTTTCGCAGCACTGCACACATACCGCCACACCTCCACGCTTTGGACATTGTCTCGTTTCATGCGGATTTACTCTACCGCAAGCCGGGCAGTTACTGCTCATCGTTATACTTCCTTCGATGTCGTCGTCTTAGCGTTCCTCTGGACCTTTATTTTGTCTCCACCTCTGACCGTTATAGTGCTACCCTGCAGTGTTATGCTTGCTTTATCCACTTTCTCATCAATAACCATATTGCCAATATTTAAGATTAGTCTTGTCTGTTCAAGATCCAACTCTTTTAGATTTAACAGTTCATCCGCTCTTGATATTTCCTTTATGGCTTGAGCAAGTTTCTTTCTCTTGTCCTCTATCTCCGCTCCTGCGCATATGCATCTTCTGGAAACCTCTTCATTTGCTCTTTCTTGTGACTCTTCCATGATGATTTCTGTGCATCCGCAATATTTACAAACGCCTTCGTATTCTTTAAATGCCTGCATTTTTCAAAATCCTTTCCGCATACTGCTTCCCATCGTGGATATTCCCACTGTTATAGACGCTTAGTGCGTCTTTATAATTTCCGTATTTTTTTAGTAGTTCTGATAGTATGTCGCAGCCAACCGTGATGTTTTCTTCCGGATCATATAAATCCGTTACTCCAAGCCTCTTCATTCTGTCTTTGTGCCAACGTTTCTGAATCTGCATGAGTCCTATCGAGTTCCCGTCGTCTCCTTCTGCTGATTCGCACCATCCACTCTCCTCTTCAATTAGTGCTTTTATGACATCTGGATTTAATCCATACCTTTTGGCCATCTTTTCGATATGATTATTTGTTTCAAGTTCCGTTACTGCGACCGGATCAGGCAAATCTTTTGTATAGACTTCCGGATGGTCTATTGCGGTTGCTATTGCATTAAGTCCAAGCACTATCATTATTCCTGCAATAGCTGTCATCATCTTTTTTATTCGCATATTTTTACTCCTCTTTTCAAACGCTACTATTGAGGCTATCATGTTGCGCTAATAGGTTTCCTTCAAAGTCCCAGTATTGGTGCAAGTATCTGACTGGGTCTTTTGGTGTCCCTGCACCTAACAAAGCTGTGGTTTTTATAACTTTTATTACGCATGCCTTTTCAGCTCCTCGTGGGATAACCGCTGATATCAAGCTTTTATCTTCTCTTATCATTTTTATAAAGTTCTCCTCTCCGCAAAGACTTCTGCCACGTCATCTACGTAGTACATCTTTGCCTTACCGCGTGGATCATATTGCAAGTCTTTTAGTAAGATGCTTGCACGATCGCGGCTCATCTTTGTTAGTCTTGCTACTGCTGCAATACTTATCAATATCGAGCCGCCATTTCCTTGCAACAGATCTTTTTTAATTTGTGTCTTAGTCATCTGCGACTCCTTTCTGCTCTCTTTTCGTGATATAATCTCCCTGAAAGGAGGTGATTGTATGGCAATGAATAATGATCAGTTGAATGCTTTTCTAACAGCTAAGGAAATTGCAATTGCAAAGCTTTCCTCAAGCGAACCTGCTCCATCTAATAAAATGTCGGGAGCAGAAATCGGTAATATGTTCATTGAGATTTACAAGGCAATTTTGAGCGTAATCACTAATCCAAACCAGCAATAACTTTTGCGATTTCAGGTACAGATTGAATTTCAGATGCGGTTCTATTTCTATCTGTATCTGTTATTTTTTTGAGATAATCCATTAACAGTTTTCTCAATTCTTCTTTTGTATTCATTTCTTTCTCCTTTCTTGCTTATCCACTTTATGCTTACAATTCTTGTTCGAAGAGATACTCTGTATCCAGCTTTTCGAAGAATATGTTTCTGATAGATAGCGCTTCTTTGTAAGTAAACGGCGTTTTCCCTGAAATCTTATTTTTTACAGTTCTTTCTGAACACTGTAGTAATGATGCTATTTCTGATACAGTGACCTTGTGCCTTGCCATTTCTGCCAATAAGTTATTGCACATCTCCAGTCCTCCTTTCTGTCATATCCAAACTTGGAAACTTTAAATACATATTATATCCAAGTTTGGATATTGTCAACATATTTTTTCCGAATTTGGAAAAATTTTGTTGACTGTTTTCCGAGTTAGATGTATATTTGTGTCATCAAGGAAAGGAGCTCTGTCATGGGTTTAGAAAAAATAAAATATATAATGAAAATTAAAGGACTTACTGCCGAAATGCTATCGCAAAGAAGTGGGGTTCCTAAAAGCACAATAAATAAAATTACTTCTGGCGTAACTCCTGATCCAAGATACGAAACTGTGAAAGCCCTCGCTAATGCCCTTGACCTTAACATTGATGAGTTGTCGGAATATCTTGGAATTGACGCTACAGATTATGTGCCAGGAACTATCGCAGCTCATCATGATGACGAATATTGGACAGCTGAAGAGCTTGATGAGATAGAACGATTCAAGGCATATGTGAAATCAAAAAGAAAATAAACTTCTAAATATATTGACTGCGGAGGTGGACGATGAATAGATATGAGGAATTGATTGCTGAGTATGAGAACGAGTTGAGCATTGAAGAACGTACCATGTTTAATAAGGGTCTCTACTGCGACAATGTTGTATGGATTAATAGAAGAATGTCCACCGCCGAAAAGCTTTCAATTGTAGCCGAGGAAATAGGTCATTATAAAACCTCTTCAGGCGATATATTAGAGCAGGATAATATATCAAATATAAAGCAGGAATTGCAAGCAAGGCGGTGGGCATACGAAAAAGTTCTGCCGCTTGATTTGATTATGCAGGCAATAACAAATGGTTTTACTGAGGTTTATGATTTAGCCGAGCATTTCGATGTTACAGAGACATTTATGCGTGAATGCTTAAAGCATTACAGGTTACTAGATATATAATAGAGATAAAAATTTTAGGTGAGTCTGCTGGTGCATTTCGTGACATGAAACAGCCACATGAATTTTGTTATTCGTTTAGCAATCTATTTTGATTGCTTTATGCACATATTGATTTTAGAGAGGAGTAAAAAATATGTTTAATCTCGACAAAGGAAAAGGTACTGCTGCCACTTCAGGAAATGAAGCTTATGTTGTAATCCAGGTAGTATTAACCGAAAAATTTATAGGAACAGGCTCAGGTGTTGCCAGTCTTACAAATCTACAAAATACCATCAACGAACAAGCGGCTAAGGGTTATCGACTTCATACAATTTCAACTACCGTAGGTGGTTCGAAAGGGTTTTTAGGCGGTGATAAAATCCAGGCGACTATGGTTTTTGAAGCTATCAATTTTAATGCTTAACGTTATACAAATTCAACTTTATGATTATGATTTAAGCCGTAGAAACATAAAAAGTGAATTTATATGTGAAATTTGTGTAAAATACATTGACATAATTTATTAAACATGGTAATGTATGGACACGGAACGTACTCAGGTGTCCTTCGGGCCCTGGGTCTTTTTATTTATGTAGGTAAAAAATATGAATCAAAAACCTTTTAAAACACATGAAGAACAAATTGAATTACTAAAATCAAGAGGCATCGATTTTAGCGGCCTTGATGCAGAGAGCTGTGCAATAGACTACTTTTCACGAGTTGGATATTATCGTCTCATAAATGGATATAATAGGCCGTTTCTTGATAAAAGCTCGTTAACACAAGCTGATGACGACAAATATCGTAAAGGAACTACTTTAAAAGAGATTTATGCACTCTATGTTTTTGATGATATGTTGAGAGAGTTTGTTTTAAAATATACACTTAAAATTGAGACTCACGTCAAAAGCCTCCTTGCATATAGAATTTCGAAACAGTATGGTCACGAGAATTATTTACGATACGCAAATTTTGATACTTCTAAAAAAATAGGATACAACGATGTTGTAAATGTTATATCAGAGATACACAAAACGATCTCTTCCAGAATTTCTGACCCAAGCATAAACCATTATTTGACAAAATATGGTTATGTTCCACTATGGGTATTAAATAACTCTCTTACTTTTGGCACAATTAGTAAACTATACAGCATTATGAAGGTACCTGATAGGCAATATGTATCAAAACAGTTTATGATTCCCGATTCACAGCTCGGAAATTTCTTAATCTATTTGACAAAGGTTAGAAATACCGCTGCACATTCCAATCGACTCTATTGTATGCGAAATAAACGCCCAATTGTTGATACACCAATCCACGCAGCTATGAATATTGCCAAGAATTCTAAAGGTGACGAATATATATATGGCAAACGCGACTTTTTCGCCACTGTTATTATATTTAGGTATTTTTTATCTAATAACGATTTTAAGAAATTTATAGCCCAGCTAAAAAACATATTAAATAGTTTAAATCAGAGACTGAACTCAATACAAATATCAGCTATAAAGGAAATAATGGGGTTGCCTGATGATTGGTATAAAATTCCTAAAAAACAATCTGCTAGGGGAGCATCAAAATGCAAAGATTGCTTATCTGAGGTTGACGATTAAAGTTTCTTATATTGTACGATGGTAGATCTTTTGTACTTTTGAATTGATTATAAATCTTCGCATGCTATTCGGGAGGTGCGTATGCCAAAAAAATATAAGTTTGAAAAATACTTTAAAATAGATGGCGTGCGATATGTGGTTCGTGCTGATTCGGAATTTGAGTTGATTCAAAAATATACAAATAAGGTTCGTGACATTGAGGAGGGTAAAATAGTTCTTGCTGGTTCTACCACCGTTGAGGATTGGACTATGCAAGCGATTAAAGTTTACAAAACAAGGCAATCAGACTTAACTCAAAGAAAATATATAAGCAAAGTTAAATCTTGCATACTTGCTCAAATTGGAAAGATGCAGCTTAAAGCAGTTAAGCCTCTTCACTGTCAAAACACATTAAATCTTCAGGCTGGCAAATCCAAGGCGCAAATCAATGAAGTTTATCAGGCGTTAAACTTTATTTTTTCTAAAGCCGTTGAAAATCACCTCATTGTTGATAATCCAGCAAAGTATATTGTTAAGCCTCAAGGGACTAAAACACATCGCCGAGCAATCACGGAAATTGAAGAGCTTTATATTAGAGATGTTGCTAAAACCGATAGACGATATTATTTATATCTCTTAATGCTTGATTGCGGATGTCGTCCATCCGAAGCAGCAGAGTGTAAAGGTATGGATATATTGCTTAAAGACGACATCCCTTTGCTGCATATTCGCGGGACGAAATCGGTTAATGCTGATAGAACAGTTCCAATTCCGCACGATTTATATGAATTGATAAAGCATACGCCGCCTTTTGAATACATCGCATGCTACAGTTCCGGAACTGCTATAAAGTATGAAAATCGTAATCGTGTATGGACATCTTTTAAAAGACGACTAAACATCGCGATGGGCTGCAAGATGTATCGCAATCAGCTCATACCGCCTTACCTTGTCGCTCCCGATTTAGTGCCGTATTGCTTCAGACATACATATTGCACCAATCTTGCGCGAAAGGGAATTGACATCAGAATGGCTCAAAAGCTCATGGGCCACTCTGATATATCTCTTACAGCTAACATTTATACAAATCTTGACGAAAGCGATGTACTTGATGTAGCGAAGATATTAAATCAATCAACGGCAAATAATAAAATTTCTAAACTACCATGATTTATGGTAGTTTTTTTGTTAAGGTGTTGCACAGGGTGTTGCACGCAAGAGGGCAATTTAGGGCAATATAAGGCAATGCATGTTTTAAAAATCCATTGATTTTGAAAACAAAAAGAGCCCTGCATTGCCTGAAAATCAAGCAATTGCAAGACTTTTTCTTTTGGAGCTCCCGAGCGGACTCGAACCGCTGACCCGCGCATTACGAATGCGAGAAAAAACGGCTAAAATTCAACCTTTATCCTATGTGGTGTGCCTTTAGGTGTGTATATAGTCGGTATGTTTAACCCCCTATTATCTGTACTTCTCCCATTCCTTAGCTTCTTCGATTTCTTCGTCATAGATAAACCTATATCCGTTGTAGTAATGACGACACCCATAAAATGAAAGAATTCTGTCAGTACCTGCCGTTGTATCCTCTGTGTGATTGGGGTATAACCACTTTAATTGTTCAGTGATATATTCAATCAACTTGTCTTGATTTATTTCAATTGGTTCAAAGCTATCTATTCTGATAAGAGGTTCGCCGTCTCTACCTTCTCCGACTTTGTCGCCTACTAACAAATACGCCTGTTTATCGACTCGACACGCTAACGACCTGAGTAAGTCAATAGTATTGCAAAAAGGCAAACCGTTCACAAACTCAAATGCAGATACTCCGCTTTCAAAGCAATGCTCAGGGATTGACTCGTAAGCGTCATTGACTCCGTAAGCCCTTAGGCACCAACTGAAATACTCGTTATCATCTGACGATAGCTTTATGAAATTAATGCTTTTGCCATTTGGAGGAATTGCACCGAATCGAATTGCTTTTATCATCTTTTACCTTTCTCTTTATTTTTTTCAAGCTCCTTTTTCAACAAAGAAACTCCTCTTAATACAGCCTCTATTTTTGATATTGAAAGTTGTTCCATGCAATATTCTATGTCGTCCATTTCTGACTTTGCAATTCTCAAAGAGAGCCTCCTATCTCTTGGGTTGGTTGTAGGTCTGCCCATTTTCTTATTTTTGATAAAGCACCTCTTTTCTTTTCTTGCCTTTTTCAATCCAATGTGCTATATTGAAATTGGATAAGGTGTACGGGCAAGTCGCACACCTTGAGATTTTGAGAAGATTTGATTATTTTATCAAGTCTTCTATTTTTTTAATCGTTTCAGGCTTTACATTGTCATCTTCTAATATCTGAATAATCATTTTTAGTACTACCTGAAATTGTTCGTTCGTCATTCCTTGTTCCATTTTTTCTCCTTTCTGGCACTTGCCACCTTATTTATCAAGTGTTCCTTGACTATATATAATATAACATATGGCTACCCAAAAGTCAATACTTTTTTAAAAATTTTTTATAAAATTTTAACTTAACTTGACAGCATCATATACAAAATGGTAATTTGTATTCAAATAACATTTTATTAGAATAGGAGTAGGATATGGCAAATATAAGACTGGATATTGATGCAGCTATTGCATCCGGCAAAGATTTTGCTAAAAATCTTGATAAACAGCACTTTGAAAAGCTTAAAAAATTTCTAATTGATAACAACATTTTCGAAGACGATGAATTTATAAGCGGAATATGTGAAATCGGACTATCCGGGAAAGTAGATGTAAGCTTTTTAACTCACTTGCTTGAGTTAAAATCTTATGATCGCACAAAATTAATCCAAGGTTTTGTGCTTGGAATAACAGATACTTTCGAAGAATAAAAAGAGGCTATACAGCCTCTTTTCTTTTGATTATACAAGATACACTTTAAATTCCAATTTGGATATATTCAACTAATATAGTATCTTTTATTATAACTCTTTTTTTGATTAAACAAGGTACACTTTAAATTCCAATTTGGATATATTCAACTAATATAGTATCTTTATTATAACTCTTTTCTTGATTATACAAGACATACTTTAAATTCCAATTTGGGTATGTTCGATGAAATATATTATACTCTCATTATAATATATTTGGACTGTCTGTCAATCTTTTCTTTATGAGTCTTTCAAGAAGTCAATGAGCATTTATCTTTAGAGATGATATATCGTACTATATTACATACGCAATTCTTTATCTGCACATGAAAAATATTTTTTTACGATTTCAACCGCCAGCTCTCTGTCTGGTCCGTTTGTATTTGAAGTTATTGTGTGTCCAGCATCAAACATATTACATTCTACAACTTTATATGTTATTTTATTTATAGTCACATTGTGCTCATAAACTAACATTTTTTATTAAATTAAACTGTATTATTCCATCATAATATTTCTTTTTAGCTTCTAATATTGCATTTGCCTGATTTTCTTTGATACTTCTATGTTCCTCTTTTGTTAATGTCCAATATACTTGTTTGTTCATATATTCGAACGCAATGACATGGATCCATTCCCCATTATTTTTAACACAGTTTGTTTCTGCACGAAGTTCTTCACCATTATTTATTTTTACAGTCATAGAATTTTTATACGCATTGTACAGAAGTTCTATTGTTCTTGAATTTCTTTCTGCCTCAAATATTTTTTTACTTTCAAGTTTCATTTTTTACCTCTTTTCGTTTGCTTTGTTTTATCTTATGTCTATATTATGCACTCATTGAGTGCATTTGTCAAGTGTTTTTTATAAACTTTTTTTATCTTTTTTGCAATCTGCATCTACTTTAAACTCTAACAGATCTAATATATATTTTGCCGGCTTGCGACTTCCCTCTTCCCAATTTTGCAAAGTCCTACGTGACATTCCATATTTTTCTGAAAACCGTGCTTGGCTTAATCCAGTTCGCTTTCTAAGTTCTTTTATATCCATTCTGCCCCCTTGATTTTGTTTTGTTTTTATTTTATAATCTACAAAGCCTCAAAAAATAGGCTTTGTTTTGTTTTAACCGCCCTCTTGATCCTTTCGGATGAGGGCGGTTTTTCTGATTTACCTATATTATTTTTTTATTATTTATCTTCGATTTCGATTTCGATTTCGTTTTCAATTGTCGCACCGTGTTCTAACGCATATGCTATAGTTTCATCTGTCCAATAATCCTCGGTAATTTCTACATCTTCCATAAATTTTGCATTTCTTACCAATACTGTTTTCCCATCAATGAGAAATTCAAGGTCACAAGTATCATTAAAATCATTGTAGTAACTTCCCATCAAATTTGCTTCTGTAAATTTCATTTTTTTACCTCTTTCTTTTTTTTGCTTTTGCTTTGCTTTATCTTATGTCTATATTATGCACTCATTGAGTGCATTTGTCAAGTGTTTTTTATAAACTTTTTTTAT